GACAAGAGATTGGATGGTCAGACAGATGATGAATATTATAGAGTGAATATTATATTAGATGGGAAGGTGAACGTAGAACAATTCATTGCCAGTTAATAAAGTGTCACAAGACCCTATACAGGGGTCTTTTTTATGCTATAATATATTCAGTTACAAAACATTAATGCCATTACGTCCACACCAAACTGATGCTCTGGATGCTATGGCAAACCATTCTAAGGGGCAGGTTATCGTTCCTACAGGTGGTGGTAAAACCATGTGTATGATAGAGGATGCCAAGAGAGTATTCCGTACTGAATATATTCCAGTAACAGAACCAGAGGCAGCTCTTAAAGAGATTGCAACCATTGTCGTGGTTGCTCCACGTATCCTATTAGCAGAGCAACTATGCTCTGAGTTCTTGGAAACTGGAGAGTTTAATGATGTAAGAGTCATGCACGTTCACAGTGGTGAAACTGAGCATTTCTCTACAACTAAAGTATCTGATATTAGATACCATAACTTCCTATGTTATGAGTCTAATTCACATCAGATTATCTTTACAACATATCATTCATTACACAGATTACAAGAGAGTAATATTGTTGTAGATACAATATACTTTGATGAAGCACATAATTCAGTTCAGAGAAACTTCATTGGCCCTGTTGAGCATTTCTCATGGGATTCTGATAGGTCTTACTTCTTTACTGCTACACCAAAGCACAGTCTCACACCATTTAAAGCAGGTATGAATGATTCTGATATATTTGGTAATGTAATATGTCAAGTACCTGCACCTGAGTTAGTGAAGCAAGGTTACATTCTACCACCAAAGGTAAAAGTATATGAGTCACGTTTGTTAGACAAGCATGAGTTAGTTGCTGATAAGGATTGTGAGCAGATGATTGATTCTATTGATAACTTACAGAAGAGTAAGGTATTGATATGTGCTAAGTCAACAAAGCAGATTACTAATTTAGTATCACAGACTGACTTCTGTGTACAGTTGAGAGAACGTGGTTATAATTGGATGTATATTACTGCAAAGACTGGTGCATATATTAATGGTCAGAAGGTAGGTAGAGATAAGTTCTTTGAGGTATTAAATACATGGGGTAAGGATGATTATACCAAGTTTGTAGTTCTACATCATAGCATATTATCTGAAGGTATCAATGTAAATGGACTTGAGGCCGTCTTGTTCTTAAGATCTATGGATTATATCGGTATCAGTCAAACGATAGGCAGAGTGATCCGTAAGGGGGCAACTGACAAGGCATACGGTTTAGTTTGTGTTCCAGTTTACTCTAAGGTCGGTGTCTCTACTGCCCGTAAGGTAGAGGCAGTTGTTGATACTATTTTCAACAAGGGTGAAGCAGCAACATCGGTGGTTACAAAATGACAACAGTTACATTAGTTACAGGTGGATTTGATCCATTACATAGCGGTCACATTGGTTACTTTAAAGCAGCAAAAGAGTTTGGTAATCCTTTATGTGTCGGTTTAAATTCTGACGATTGGTTGACCAGAAAGAAGGGTAAACCTTTCATGAATGTTGGTGAGAGAATGAGTATCATTAAGGAACTTAAGTGTGTAAATGTTGCCATTGAGTTCATTGATAAGGATGATAGTTCCTGTGATGCTATTGACATGGCTTTACAAGTATATGATAATGTACTATTCTGTAATGGTGGTGATAGAGGTAGTATGAACACTCCAGAATATGAGAGGTATAAAGATGATAAGAGAGTTGAGTTTAAGTTTGGTGTGGGTGGTGATGATAAGAAGAATAGTAGTTCATGGATCTTAGAGAGGTGGAACAAATGATTAAAAAAATTCCTACAGAAGAATACATGCAAGCAGGATGGGATGATTGTCCATCAGGTTGCCATCCATACAAGAAAGGTTCCCGACATAATAAGATTGGGATGTTGATCATGTTTCTATTCTATGGTATTGTACTTGTGCAAGTCATTCATGCTATGCTAGTAATACCATTCTTTCCTATTCCTTTTGCAATACTATCAGGATTAGGATTTATATGCTATGTGGCATGGAGGGCAACATGAAAGATACCATACTCTATGGTGACTGTAGAAAGACTCTATGTGCTTTCTTACCACAGAGTGCTAGGATGTGTGTTACATCTCCACCTTACTACGGTCTAAGAGACTATGGTGGAGAAGAGAATCAAATAGGTCAGGAACAATCACCAGAAGAATATATTGAACAGATGGTTCAGGTATTCCGAGAGGTAAAAAATGTACTCACAGATGATGGAACTTGTTGGGTGAATATGGGTGACAGTTATTATAACTATCGACCTGGTAAAGCATATGTCAAACAAACTGTTGCTAGTAGTAGACAAGACCTACCAGAGTATTCACCTAAGAGAAGTAGAAGGTTGGATGGATTGAAAGAAAAAGACCTCATTGGAATCCCATGGATGTTCGCATTTGCCATGCGAGCTGATGGATGGTATTTGAGGCAGGATATTATATGGCATAAACCTAATCCAATGCCTGAGAGTGTGAGAGATAGATGTACTAAGTCACATGAGTATATCTTTTTATTCAGTAAGAATAAGAAATACTTCTATGATAATGAAGCAATAAAGGAACCTGCAAAAGATTGGGGAACCAGAGATAGAACTAATGGTAAGTATCATAATAAAGGAACAGGACTGCAACCACATTCAGGACTTACTAAGAGTTATGCTAAAAAGAATAAGAGAAGTGTATGGTCAATAACCAAGAAACCATACAAGGGTGCTCACTTTGCTGTATTTCCACCTGACTTAATAGAACCATGTATATTGGCTGGTAGTGAGAAGGGTGACACAATATTAGATCCATTCATGGGGTCAGGGACAACTGCTATGGTGGCAAAGAAGTTAAATAGACATTACATAGGTTGTGAATTACATGAGAACTATGGTGATCTAATAGAGGAGAGAGTTTTGCCTTATGAAAATAGATTAGGGAAGTTTTTTAAATGAAAATAGCAATAGTAGGAGCTGGTAATGCTGGATGTATAACTGCTTTACATTATCATAAGTATCTTGAGATTGATAATGAGATTGTTATCTACCACAGTCCAGAACAACATCCAATAGAAAGAGTTGGTCAAGGGACTACATTAGGGCCTACTAAATTAATATTTTCATCATTAGGTATTAATTGGATGAATAATCCGATTGGTGCAACAGTTAAAGGTGGAATATTATATGAAGGATGGGGTAAAATCAAAGATAAAATTTATCATCCATTTGCTCCAGCCATGATGGCAATGCACTTTATCCCACAGAAGTTATCAAAGGCAGTATTAGAATCAGGATACTTTAACGTTATTGAAAAGACTATAACTGATCCTGAAAAAGAAATAGATTCTGATTACATATTTGATTGTAGAGGTAGGCACAATAGGGATAAGAGTAAATATGAGACACTTATCAATCCTTTAAACTCTGTATTATTATACAAGAAGCAAGGTAGAGATCCCAATCTAATCTATACCAGAACTGTTGCCACACCTAATGGATGGACATTTGTTATTCCTAATGTTGATAGTGTATCTTATGGTTATCTGTATAATAACACCATAACATCAAAGGAAGATGCCAGAAAGGATTTCTTAGATAGATTTGAGTTACCTGAAACAGATGGTGAATTGACCTTTGAGAATTATATGGCCAAGAATATATTTGTTGGTGAGAGGACAATATTAAATGGAAATATGTATGGATTCATAGAACCAATGGAAGCAACTGCATTAGGTCAGTATCAAAATGTTTGTAAACAAGCATGGGATGGTATATTTGGTAATGAAAAGTTATCAGTATGTAATGCTACTGTAAGAAGATTTATGAAAGAGATAGAATCTTTTATAATGTGGCATTATCAGTACGGTTCTAAATATGATACTCCATTTTGGGAGTATGCTAAGTCACTTCCATTTAATCCTGAAGTATCATATTTGGTAGGAGATGGTTATGGTGGTAAGCAATGGAATAAACTAAGTTTTGAAGTTTGGAAAAATGGGGTGTTTAAAAGAAATTACACAGGAATTGATACAGGAGTTGGAAATGAAGATAGTTGAGAGACATAGTTATGATGGTAATAAGATAATAAAAACAAGGAGATTGGAATTTGATCCTTATGCGTTTAGTTCAGTAAATATGTGTCTGGTAACTGGATTGATACAAAAGAATCTCACACCTGATTTACTGAAGCGTAAGAAGTTAAAGTTCAGGGATGAGACTAACAAGTATTATGGTCATTGTTATCATGCTTCACAGGCATTATATTATTTGATGGACACTGACAAGTTTGTACCTATGAGTGGTGAGGATTACAGAGGAGAGAAGCACTGGTGGTTGCAAAATAAAGATAACATATATGATTGTACTGCTGAGCAATACTGGACGGTTGGTAAATTGCCACCCTACCATGTGGGTAAGAAGTCTAAGTGGTATGGATGGAAGCAAAGACCGCAGCAAATATCATTAGATCTAATGGTCAAGGTGTTGGGTGACAGATTGCACACTGTCACATAGGGATTGTAATTTCAGGTAAAATCTACTATAATATATACATACCAAAAGAGGAATCTCCCATGCGTTGTGAAGTCAAACTTTATGTTGCTGGCCGTGTCTTTACTGAAGAAGTAGAAGCAGCCAATTATGATGATGCCAGAGAGACAGCTCTTGCAAGAAATCCAAAAGCAACAGTAGTAAGTGTAAATGCTAAGTTTTAAAGAAGAATTACTATCAATTCTAAAAGAGGGTGCTTACCGTAAAGGTGAGTACACTCTTTCTTCAGGTAGGAAGAGTGAACATTATGTGAACTGTAAACCAGTTACATTAAGTTCAAGAGGTCTTATTCTCTCTAGTGTATTACTAATTGAGCATATACATGAGGATAGTGTGGCAGTTGGTGGATTGACACTTGGTGCTGATCCTTTAGTATGTGGGGTAACTGTTGTATCAGCAACAGAAGGAATCAAATTAGATGGTCTTATTGTTCGTAAAGAAGCAAAAGGTCATGGTACAGGTGCATACATTGAAGGGCCAACCTTAAAGGAAGGTGCTAATGTTACGGTACTTGAGGATGTCATTACTACAGGCGGTTCAGCAATTCAAGCAGCAAAAAGGTTGCGTGATGCTGGTTACACAGTTAAGAGAGTTGCTGCTATTGTAGACAGACAAGAGAATGGTGAAGCTGATACTGCTATGAAGTTAGCAGGGTTGGAACTGGTGAGTATATTTAAGTTAGAGGATATTGCAGATGCCAAGGATGAACAGGGAGACTGAGTTAGTATTTGCATTGGAACATGTTGCTCACTTAGAAGATTACATAGAACGGGAGTCATCAATATTTCTTCCTTTACAAACTATCAAAACTGAATTGGAGAACCAGTTAGAGTATGAACAAACCAGAAAGAAAACCAAGACAGACTAATTATCAAACATTCTATAAGGATGCTATTGATAATAAACAGGGTTATGTCACCAAAGATGGAATATGGGCAGCCGTACCCATTATGGGCAGCAAACAAATGGCCATTATTCATAATGGAGAACGTGTTCACACATCAAAGAACTTTGACTTTGCTAAGTCATACATACTCAAAGAAAGGAGGAAGAAATGAGCGAAACTAAACAAGACAAGTGGGAGCGTGGTAAGACTCTTATGCTGGAGTCTTTACATAAACCTGATGATAGATTAAGAGGGTGTGCCCATAACCAAGAATGTTATCATGAATTATTGGAGATAAGAGATGAAGTAGTTGAACTTGTTAGGTCAATGAAGAATCCTCATACCGCACCTTTAAAAGCAGGAGATAAGAATAGTAATCCACCAGTTCATTCTATTAATGGTATTAGTGTTGTTGTATTAGGTGGAGCATTAGGGCCAAATTATATGAAAGATTGGACAGAAGAACAAGTATCAGAGTACGAAGAGTGGAAAACTGCAAATCCATCGGAGTTATAAAATGGCAATTGATGATGATGTGAAGATAACTATCAACCTTAATGAGTTGGTAGAGATCAGAGCAAAACTATTAACTCAATATGAAGATTACTCAAAGGCAGTAGCAACTGGTGAGTATCTTGATGAGAATGATGTTGATCGAATTGCAACTCAGTTAAGAGAAACACTTACTTGGGATACACTCTATTGTATGGTTGATGATGTTATATTAGATTACATGGGTTTACATAATCCAAACAAACCTCATTATGGTGAGA